TGCAAGGCATGATCGAGGCAGCAGTCAGTGAGCAAGTCGCCGGACTGAAGGCGAAGAACGGCGAGTTGATCGGCAAAGAGAAAGAACTCAAGGCCAATCTCGCGCAGTTCGACGGCATCGACCCTGAAGCTGTTCGCACCATTCTCAAACGCTTCGTGGATGATGAAGAAGCGACGCTAATCAAACAGGGCAAGCTCGATGAAGTGTTGAACAAACGCACCGAGCGCATGGCGGCGGATTGGGATAAGAAGGTCAAGGCTGAAACTGCACGCGCCGACAAGCTGAAAGCAAAAGCCGACAAGCTCGCAGAACGTGCGATGGCTGAATCAATCATCAAGGCATCGCAGAAGGCAGGCGCACTGCCTGAAGCAACAGAAGACATCGTGCTTCGCGCTAAGGGCGCGGGCTGGACTATCGACGACGACGGCAATGTTATCGCCATGAGCGGCGACACAATTGTCTTCGGCAAAGACGGCAAGACGCCCCTCACGCCCGAAGAGTGGGCGGCATCTCTGCGCGAGAACGCTCCCCATCTCTGGCCGAGGGCACAGGGTTCCGGTGCAACAGGCACCAACGGTAACGCTAAGGGCGGTGCTGATCTTTCCAAACTCCCGCCCGAAGCACGCATCACACAGTTCCGCGCCCAACAAGCGCACGGTGCTGCACGCTAAAGGGTGAACATCCTTTAAGGTGAAACAATGGCACTGACCCTCGTCGAAGCCGCCAAGCTGAACTCTGGCGACATCGTGCGTTCGGCTGTCATCGAAATGTTTGCGCAGGAATCAGATATTCTGCAAGTCCTGCCGTTCGAAGACATCGCTGGCAACGCACTCAAGTACAACCGCGAAGGCTCACTACCGGGCATCAGCTTCCGGGGTGTGAACGAAGCATTTCCGGAATCGTCCGGCGTGCTCAATCCGCAAACTGAATCGCTCGTCATCGCGGGCGGCGATTTGGATGTGGACCGCTTCATCATCCAGACGCAAGGCGCAGGCGTGCGCGCAACTCACGAGCGCATGAAAGTGAAATCGCTCGCGGCGGGCTGGACGCAAAAATTCATCAAGGGTGATTCATCCACGAACCCGCGTGAATTCGACGGCTTGCAGAAGCGTCTCGTGAACGCGCAAGTCATTTCAGCGGGCGCGACTGCGGGCGGCGCAGCGTTATCGCTCGGTGTGATCGACGACGCAACCGACACCGTCGATAACCCGACGCACTATCTGATGTCGAAGGGTCTGCGCCGGAAGTTCACCGCAGCGGCGCGCACGACGGCTGTCGCGGGCTTCGTGACGTACACCGCCGATGCATTCGGGCGGCGCATCACGAACTACAACGATCTTCCGATTCTCGTTGCATACGGCGCGAATGGCGGCGACGACATCCTGCCCTATGACGAAGCGGCAGCAAGCGGCGCAGCAACAGCAACGTCGATGTATATCTTGAGCATCGGCTCGGGTCGCGTGTCGGGCATTCAGAATGGCCCGATGGATGTGCGCGATCTCGGCGAGTTGCAAGCCGCGCCAGTGTTCCGCACTCGCGTCGAATGGTACAACGGCATCGTCATCGAACATGGTCGCGCAGCCGCTCGCATTCGTCACATCGGCAACCTCGCTATCGTTGCATAAACGATAGCTACAAGCACAAAGGAAATGTGACATGGCTTCTCGCACCTATGACAATTTACTGCTCTTGAAAGACGCAGCCGTCGTGACAGTCGACGCTGCTGCTCAAGTTGGCGGTTCTGCTCGCGTCGTCGACGTTGGCGACGCGCACATGGACGGTGTTGCCGTCATCGACACAAGCGCAATCGACACCTCTGGCGGCAACACGTACACCGTGCGCATCCAAGGGTCGCTGACGATTGGCTTCGGCACGCCGGTTGAACTCGCGGCTCGTGCCATCACCGCCACGGGTCGCACTGAAATCCCGTTCAACAACGACATCGGCGGCACCTACTATCGCTACATTCGTGCGTTCAACGACACGAGCGGCGCGACACCGTCGATCAACAGCACGATCTTCATCGGCAAGCCGTAAGGGGAAACACATGCCCAAAATTGCACTACGCTACACCGGCGATGATGAATCGCTCACGAAGAAGTTAGAAGCCACCGATGGTCTTCAATACTTCGAACCCATCGACGCACGCGAAGTTCTCTCGACGCCTGGATGCGATTACGAGATCGACGAAGAGTCGCGCAAGTTGATCGGCCTGCAATTCGATCCGCGTCTGTTCGGCGGCAAGCCGGGTGATGCTGGCTCGTCTGAAGACGAAGGCAAGGTCAACGTGCCGCAACTGCAAGGCGATGACGCCGAGTTGCAGACCGGCTTGTCAGCGGAGAAGTATGGCCGCAGTCAAGTTGTCAAGGCGGTGCCCGATGCATCGACGCCCACGGCAATGCGCCCGATGACGACATCGGGTCGCTCGCTGGACCTCGACGAAGCGCAGAGCGGCAAGGGTGCGGGCTCTGGTGATCCGCGCATGGGTTTCCAGCAAGCCAAAGAAGAAGACACCGGGCAAGGTGGTCGTGCTTCTGAAGGCAAGACCGCTGACGAAATGAGAGAAGCACTCAAGGCCAAGGGAGTGCAGTTCCCGCCCGATGCGAAGAAGGCAGAACTCGCGGAATTGGTCGACCGTCACAACGCACGCTAATGTGCCGTGACTTCGCATCGAGCTAAAACTCGAATCCTGAAACATCAAGGAGATTTATTCATGGCAAAACCAGACGAACCCGGCTCGCAAGGCCGAAGCAATGCACCCGGTCAAGGCGGCGGCGCACCCGGCAAGAGCGGCGAACCTGGGCGCGGTCACTCGCCCGAAGCGAAGGCAGAACGTGCGGCGCGTCGCGCAAAGGGTGAAGATGTGCCCGAGCCACCGGAAGACGAAGGTCTTGATCCTGGCAACCCATCGCAGGCACCGGGCGGCGACGAGCCGCAAGTGAACCCGCTGAAGAAGTGAACCCGCTGAAGAAGTGATCTCCTGTGACCGATGTTGGTCGGTCGTAAGTTACTCCGGACTTCGGTCCGGAGGTTTTTGATCGAGAGGCTCAAGATGAACACTGCAAAGAAAGCGACGACGGACAAGTCGAGAGGGCAATCGAGCAATGCCATCATTGACGATGAAGCAGCGCTCGTCGAGAAGATTGCCAACGACATCAAGCCGTCGTCCGATGTTGAACGGCAAGGCATGAAGGCATTGCCTGCATACGCGAGCGAAGCACCCAACGGCGCACCGTCGCAGGGACCGAATGAAGAATTCGGTATGACTGCCGTCATCGACAGCACCGTTCCCGAAGACGCTGAAGCGACTGTGCGCATGGTGAGTGCTGACGGCGTCGAAGCAGAGATGAGCGTTGCCAACGCGAAGATGCATGAGCGCTCGGGTTGGAAGAAGGTTGAGGATTGAAGCATCATGCCTGTAGCCGTCTATCCGGCTCCTGGCTATGACAGCTTCATCAGCCTAGAGGACGCAAATGTCTACCTAGCGAGTCTTGGATACGCGCAGTGGATTAACGAAACCGTTCCCATGCGCGAAGCAGCACTACGGCGCGGGACGCAATACGTGTTCTCGCGCCGTCTTGTATCAGATGCGCTATGGGATTTTGATGTGCACCCGAATGTGCAGCGTGTGCATCCTAACGTCGCGGCGGCGACGGCAGAAGCAGCGATCCGCCACATCAACGGTAGCTTGTATCGCGATGTCGATGCTGCGCCGGTTGTGCAAAAGACTGTCGGACCGCTCACGCTGCGGTACGGCACGCCTTCGTATGGCGGGCAAATGAAGTTTCCTGTGATCGAAGACTTGCTCTTCGGTCTTGTGTATACCGGCGCAGGCTATGGGCCTGTGACCTTTGAGAGAGCGTGATGGCGTCTGCACTGTATGGCGAACTCGCACAAGCAGCGGTTGACTTGCTCAATGAGCTAGGGCAACTCGTGCTTCTGTCTCGCCCAGGTGAAGGCGGCGGTTATGACCCTGACAGCGGCGTCGTTGACGAAGAAGCTGTCGAAGTATGGAGTGCAAGCGGTGTTGAATTCGACTATCAGCAACGTGAGGTCGACGGTTCTCTCATACAGAGTGGAGATCGTCGCGTGCTTATTGCTCCTGATTTGGGCACGATGCCGCAGAGCGGTGATGTCATCACGCTTGGCGTATATCGTCTCGAAGTGGTGGTGTCACGCCCGCTACAACCTGCTGGCGTAGTCGTGCTGCACGAAGTACAAGCGAGAGGCACATGAGTTTTTCTGACGACATCAGGGCATTCCAGCGCAAGACAAACTTGTCAATGGATTTGATCGTGCGCAAAGTTGTCATTGACATGAGCGTTGCTATCACTCGCATGTCGCCAGTGGACACAGGCCGGTTTCGCGCAAACTGGATGCTCGGCATCGGCTCGCCGAATACAGCGACGATTGAAGCGGTCGATAAAAACGACGGCTTCGGTGCGGTCGGGTCGGTATCTGTTCCACGTATCACCGCTGCGGTTGGTGATGTGCAAGCGGGCGGTGTCGTCTACATCACTAACTCATTGCCATACGCTAGGCGTCTGGAATACGGTTGGTCGAAGCAGGCACCGTCGCCACCGGGTATCGTGCGCCTGACGGTGCAACGCTATGAAGCGTACATCGCGGCAGCGGTGAAGAGTCTCAAATGAGCTTGCCGCAAATACGTCGAGCCCTTGAGAAGCATCTTGCGGCTCTTGCACCGGCTCTGCCTACGTCATGGGATAACGTGGGGTTCTCGCCACCGGCTGATGGCTCGGTGTATCAAGAGGCGAAGCTCGTGCCCAATGAGCCTAACGGCGAGATGATGGATACGCTCACCTATATCGAGCAAGGTTTTCTTCAAGTTGCGTTGTGCTATCCGCAGGGTAAGGGTCCAAGGGACGCTGAGAATCGAGTCGACGCATTGCGTAGGCACTTTCGTCGAGGCACAACTCTGATCGAAGGCGGTGTCGTAACGGAAATCGTTCGTATACCTGCTGTCGCGAGTGGCGTGCCCGATGAGGGACAGTGGAAAGTTCCGGTGACTATTTACTGGCAAGCGCAAGTAAGTAGTTAAAGATCAACGTCGTTCTTTGAGGACACAATCATGGCAATCGCAAAGGGTGCAAATAAGCTCTTAATCATGAAGCGGCAAACTGCGAAGGGCACACTCGCTGTCGCTGGCACAGGTGGGCAGATCATACGTCGCGACACGTCGACATTCGACCGCTCGAAAGAGTCGTACACAACCGAGTCCGAGCAAACATCACGCAAGCAATTGATGTCGTCGCGTCATGGCGCAGTGACAGTCAACGGCTCGCTGTCTGCGCTGTTTTCTCCTGGCACATACGCGGACTTCTTCGCTGCGTTGCTGATGCGCGAGTTCACCGCGATTGCGAACATCACCGGCATAACGGCGAGTGTTTCGGGCACCGGCCCGACGTACACCATCACACGCACGACGGGCTCGTGGCTCACAGACGGTGCGAAGATCGGGCGCGTCATTCGTCCGATTGCGGGCCTTGCTGCGGGCTCGCGCAGGAACATGCTGATCGTCGGTGTGCCGACAGCAACGACGCTCACAGTGATACCGCTCAATCGCAAAGCGCCTGTCACTGAAACAGCGGTCCCGGCAAGCTCGTTCATGTTCCCAGGTGGCATCACGTTTGTGCCTGAGACGGGGCACACCGACATCTACTACACCGCTGAAGAATGGTTTCCCGAAGTGCCGCGCAGTCAACGCAATCAGGACTGCAAGGCCGCATCGGTGAACGTGCGTCTGCCTGGGTCGGGCAACGCCGGTCTTGATTGGTCATTCCTGGGCCTGGATCAATCGAAGGATGTGACGCGATACTTCACCACTCCGGTGAATGAAACGACAACCGGCGTCATGGTTGCCGCAGGCGGTGCGTTGATCGTGAACGGCACACGACGCGGTACGGTGACTGATCTCTCGTTGAATCTCGACGCTCGCGGCGCGGTTGCTGACCCTGTCGTCGGCGACAACATCCGGCCCGACGTGTTCACGGGTAAGCTGATGGCGAGCGGTAGCTTCACGGCTTACTATGACAGCGCAGAAATTCCCGATCTATACGACGATGAAGTCGAGACGAGCATCGTGTCGGCACTTGCGGCAAGCAACGCAGACACAGCGGAGTTCAACACGTTCGCGTTGCACAAGGTAAAGCTCAATTCGAGCACGCCTGATGACGTTGAAACAGGGCTCAAGCGCACGTATAACTTCGTCGCGCTGTATAACGATGTCGGCGGACCGACACTCGTGGCGAACGCAACCACAATCGAGCTTCAAGACAGCGCGGTTGTTCCTTCGTAATTTCAAACACACAGGAGAACAGCTATGGCCGAAGGCGACAAGCTCACAGGTACGTTCGTCGGGACGTTCACAGGTACGTTCACCGCTTCTGCGTCGCCTGGGCCTGCGCCGTCGCCTGCGCCGTCGCCCACTCCTGCACCATCACCGACACCGGCACCGCCTGCGGTCCCGTCTGAGAGTCCGAATGGCGCAACGATACCGCCCAATGTGCTATTGGTCGACGGCTTCGGGCACAAGTGGACGGTTCTCGACGGTGTCATTCAACGCAATGGCACGGCAACCATATCGGCGAACGTGAAGACGTTGCTGTATTTCGGCGGCGCGATCTATCAGACGAATGAGGCGGGCGGTTGGTGGAGGTGGAACGTGAATCAATGGGAGAATTCATCCGATCCACGTGCGGCAGCACCGTCGCCATCTCCTGCGCCTGGACCTTCACCGGCACCGCCACCATCACAAGGCGTGCCTGACATTGCCAACATGGCTCGACATCCCGGCGACATGCTCGAAGTCGGCAAGTTCTGGATTTACGATAACCGCTGGGGCTCTCGTGGATTATCCGAAGGCGGCGCGTCGCATCAGTACACGCAAGAAGTCGAGCGAGCGCTGACGCCTTCTTCATCGGGCGCTATCGCTTTCCGCATCAAGTGGAAGTGGCCCGAGTTCGATCAATCGGGCGCGAAGGTCAATGACAATCCGGCATACGGTGAAGTCAAGGGCTATCCCTGCGCGATCTACGGTCCGCCACCTGGGCTGCAAGGTCCGGATCAATATCCCGGCTGGGTCGTTGCTGTGCGTGCGGCTGATGGCGTCACGGTGCCGAATCCGCCTGCCGGTGCGCCGACAGATGTCGTGCGCGAGTGGCAACCGAAGGGCGGCTCGGTCATTCGACGCGTGCCTTCGAGTTGTGCACCTGGGCATCATCTGCCTAAGCGCCTGGGCATGCCTGACGGTTCAATCGTCGCCGACTTGAAGTGGAAGAAGACCACTGCAACAGGCAGAGGGCATCTGTCCTTTGACATCTGGCTTCAAGAGACACCCGATCAAGTGCACGGTTTCCCGAATACGTCGATCACGCACGAGATCATGATACCCGTGGGCAATTGGGGCACCTATGGGCGGCATCCAAACGGGCGCAATCCCGGTTGGTATAGCCACGACACCACTATCGACGGTGTTGTCTATCACGTGTACTTCGCGGGCGAAGGCTATTCATTCATGAATGGAACGCTCTCCGGTAAGTATGCGAACGAAGAGAAAGGCGGACAGCGCACGGGTTGGAAGTTCATTATCTTTCAACACGACGGCGACGATCATCCGAAGGGCGCGGACGGCAATATTCACTTGGACTTCTCGAAGTTCTTCGCGCACATGCAGACGCGCAAGGCCAAAGATGGCAAGCCATTCGTGCGCGGCACTGAATACTGCACCAATGTTCAACTTGGCGTTGAGATGGTGTACGGCAACGGCGACTTAACTATCTACGACTTCAACGTCACAGGAAAGTAAATGGAACTAGATCAAGTACAGGAAGAACCGGGCACGCAGCGTGTTGCTATTGCCTGGGATGAAGATGGCGAACCGACAGACGGCTTCATCATCGTGGGCAAGGACTCGGACGAGTATCAACGCACGATCTCGGGGCAGCGGCAGAAGGCCATTCGTCGGCAGGCGGTGAAGCGCACACGCTTCGACTTGAAGAGCGAAGAAGGTGCAGAGCAACTCGATGCCACGTTGCGTCAAAATGAATTCGAGGTTGCCGCTGCTGTTGTCGTCGGTTGGTTTGGCTTCACTGTCAACGGTCAGGCTGCGCCGTTCGTGCGCGAACGCGTGACGCAGATACTCGCGGTGAAGCCAAGTTGGAAAGACCGCATCCTTGCCGCGTTGGAGGATGAAGCGGCTTTTTTGAAGGGCTCGCCGACAAAATCTGCGAGTTCGTCGAAGCCAGTGCTCGCGGTGGCAAAAGAGGTAAAGACGGCATAGCGCTGTATGAGACGCTTGCTGTTGTTGAAAGGATGACGGGTGTTGCTCCTGACGAACTTGTTGAACTACGAAGCCATGAGTTGCCTCCTGGGACTGATTATCTCTGGGAGTGGTTTTCTCGTCTCAGTTCAACGCGCACACCGGGCTTCGGGCTTGCGGCTATCACAGAGACAGAGTTGTGCTCGTTCTTTCGCAATCGGCAGATCGTTCCTACACGATGGGAATTTGATCTACTCGTTCGCATGGACAAGACTTTGCGCGAAGCGTCTGATGATGACAAGCCGCAAGAGCGCGATGACGACGCCGATGTCGAAGGGTAAGTCATGGACATAACAACACTCGGCATCGGCATCGACTCACGACAGGTCGATGAAGGTCGGCAATCGCTGGACAACTTCACGCGTGCCGCAGGCAGGGCAGAAGATGCCGCCGAAGGTGTCGGCAAAGGCGCGAAGAAGGGCGCGAGTGATGTAAAGAGTTTCGAAGATCAAATGACTGCGGCTGCGGTCAAGGGTGCTCTCTTTGCTGATGCTATTCAGAAGGGTGTGCAGATGGCAATTGATGCCGTCAAGCAACTCTATGCATTGATGGCGGAAGCAGGCGATTACGCAGACCTTGCCGACATGACGGGCGCTTCAGCGGTCAACATCGCGAAGCTACAGACTGCGGCAGATGTGGCCGGTATATCCATGCAAGGCATGGCAGGTCACATGAATGCGATGACGCGCATACTCAAGTCGACTGATGAAGAAGGCGACAAGGCTGCGAGAGCGTTAGCGCGTATCAACATCAACTATGAAGACTTTATAAAGCTGGACCCGGCAGAGCGTGTTGCAGCGCTCGGTGTGGCGATGGGCAAGTATGCTGATGGCGTCGAGAAGACGGAAATCTTGCAAGCCATAGCGGGTCGAGGTGCCGGTGAACTAGGCAAGGCAATCAAAGTGCTTGCCGATGAAACGGCATTCGCTACGCGGCTCAATAATGAGATGATTCAATCTGTCGATGGATTGAATGATGCTAACGCTGAATTCACATCGAAGTCGCGGCAATACATTCAAGCTATTCTTGTTGGCACTGTGCCTGCAACAGAAGCGTTCAAGCTCGTTATCAAAGAGACTACCGCATCTATGTTCGGCATGGGTGATGCGGCTGATGCACTTGGCGCGAATCAAGGTGCGCACAGTTTTTCTGAAGCTGTCGGACACGGTCTTGCCGGTGCGATCACTGCATTTCAATTGATCTACAGGGTTGTCGAAAGTGTCATCAACGCAGTAGTGTCGTTGATTAAAGTCATCATCGACTTAGGTACGATGGACTTCTCTGGTGCATACAAGACGGTAGAGGATTTAGGCGAGAAGATAAAGTCGATTTGGTCCGAAGACTTCGCAGGGATTTCTTTCGGCAACACGCAAGGCTTCAAGGGAAGTTTTCAAAAGAAACTCGACATGATGTCCAAGGCGGCGAGAGAAGCTGCGGCAATGGCAGCGGGCGGCGAAGGTGCCTACGAAACGCAAGAAAAAATACGGCAAGGGCAAACCGACAAAGAAATAGCGGACGCCAAAAAGAAGGCAGAAGAACTCGCGAAGATTGCGAAGAAGGCCGCTGAAGACGCACTCAAGGCAGCGGAAAAGCAAGCCGATGACTTCGACAAGATCGTCGGCGGCGGCACCTTGAAGGCTGTTGGATACAACGACAACTTCATTGAACAGATGAAGGTTATCAACGCCGAAAGTAAGAAGCGCAACTACACCGAAGATCAGTATCGAAAGATTGTCGATGGCTTGATCTCGCAACAGCCGTTCTACACGCAAGCCATCAAGGATCAAGCGCAGGCGGCAGAAGATTATGCTGACGCAGAGAAGAGAGCGTTCGAAGCAGCGGACAAGGATCGAGCCACTGTCTTGAAGGCGTCTGATGAAGCAGCGCTTGCGGCAGAAACAGAACTCGCGAATCGCGGCAAGTTGAAGAGTGAGATCGCAGCGACGACGTTGGCACGGCTTGAGGATTTGCGCGTCGTCAATATGTCTGACCCGGTCTTGCGCGAGTTCTATGAGCGGCAGATTGCGAATCAGAAAAGAATCATCGCGGCGATGAAGGGCATCGAAGTTGTCGATGCAGCGAAGAAGAATGCCGATGAAACAGCGAAGGCATTCGAACAAGCCTGGGAACAGATCGGGCAATCGCTTACCGATCAATTGATGAAGGGCTCGTTGAAAGCAGCGGACCTCATAAAGAATTTATTCAAGACGATGATCCTGCGTCCGACGATCATGGGCGCGGCGCAAGGTTTCGGTGCGAGCTTCATGGGTGGTGCGGCAAGCGGCGGTGCGGCAGGCGGCGGCGGTGGCGCATTTGGCGGTATCGGTGGCATGGCAGGATCAGCAGCCGGATCGGCGCTGTTCGGCGGTGTCGGCACGGCTGCGGCAACGACGTACACGGGCGCAATGGCCGCTGGCCTGCCGGTGGCGAACGCGATAGGCATGGGGGCCGGTGCGGGCCTTGCTGCTATCCCGGTGGTAGGGTGGGTTGCCTTGGCTGCGATTGCGGCCTATGCGCTCTACAAGAAGTTCGGCAAAGGTGGCGGGCCAAAGATGGAGGGCTCTGCCGGTTATTCGTCTGATACTTTGATCGGCAAGTTCGGTAATGAGATGGACTCGGGTGCCGCAAATGCCGTGAAGGATTTGAACGCGAACTATAAGAAGATGGCGCAGATGCTCGGTGCTGCGCGGCAAGATGTTCAATTCGGCGTTGGTATATCGACAGACCCGCGTGGCGACGCAGCGTCGATGGTTCAATTGATTAGTTCGCTTGGCGGTAGCTACACGAACAAGAATGTCGGACGTAGCGAAGAAGAACTCGCTGCGGAGATAGCGAAGGGTGCTGCGTTTCTGATGGTTGATGCAATTCGCAATTCTGGCATGGATGCACAGTTGCTTGCGTACTTCGACAAGATGACTGAAGGCATGACCGATGAAATGAAGCTCGCTTCTGTTGAACAGCTTGCCGCTGTTAATGTGTATTGGAAGCAAGTGCAGGGACTCGGCGGCGTCATGAAACAGTTCGCGAATATGTCGCTCGAAGCGGCTATTCGTCTCGGCGAGCTTTCCGGTGGCATCGAGAATTTCGGTGCTAATCTCACGAGCTATGTCGCGAATTACTTATCGCCCGCAGAACAACAGTCGATGAAGTTTCAACAGATTGCCGCGCAACTTAATGAAGCGGGCTCCGGGTGGACAGGTTGGAGTGAAGCGATCTTGCGCACTTACGACAGAGCGTCGTTTCGCAAGTTGGTCGACGGTCTTGATCTCGCAGTAGAAGGCGACAGAATGCGCTATGCGGCGTTGATGAAGGTCAATGCAGCATTCGCAGAACTCAACCCGTTGATAGAAGAGGTGGCGGCTAAAACTGAAACGGCTGCGGAGAAATACGAACGCTTGTCGAATGTGCTTGAGACAGCGACGGATAACTTGCGCGATGCTTATGAGCGTCAACGGGATACATTGATTGGGACGCGTGACGCGATGCGTGACGCGACGCAATCGTTCTTGGACTTCAACAAGTCGCTGAAGGTTGACGAAGCATTGAGCACGCTCACACCGGGTGAGCGCATGGGGGAACTTCGCGATCAGTATGGTGCTGCACGCAGTGCGGCGGCTGCTGGTGGCTACAAGGCGGAAGACGTTGAGCGCATGCAAGCGGCTGCGCGAGCCTTGCTGCAAGGCGGCAGGGAGTTCTACAGTTCGGGCGAAGGTTACGATGAGTTGTTCAACAAGGTCACATCTGAGATGGAACTTGCAGCGGGTTCGACTAAATACTTGAGCGACGTTGCCGACATGCAATTGCTCGCGTTGAATCGTCAAGTCGATCACCTCATTTCCATTAACGAAACTTTGATGAGTGTCGACACCGCTTTGCGTTTGTTCTTAGAGGCACGTCACGATCTATACACGCTGGGTTATCCGCACGCCGAAGGCTTGTCGCGAGTCCCATTCAACAACTATCCTGCGTTGCTTCATCAAGACGAAATGGTCTTGCCTCAAAATGAATCGGCGTTCATTCGTGGTCTGCCTGACTTCTCAGGGGAGTTGCGTGCACTGCGTCAAGAGGTTGCGGCATTGCGCAAAGAGAATCGGCAAGATGCAGGCAACACAATCGGTGCGACGTTCACAGCGGCGCAACAGTCGGCACAAGTGCAAAGCGAAGCGACTATCCGGGCCGCTCGTCAGCGAACCTATCAATCACGTTCTCGGCCTGTATTGGCCTAACAGGAGTGAATTCAAATGCCAGCAGCAAACAAGTTCAACGACTACAGCGAACAAAAGAATCGCGGTGTTCACAATTGGGGCTCGCACACGTTCAAGATGTTTCTCACGAACACGCTGCCAGTTGCTACACAGTCGATGCTCTCTGAAATCACGCAACTCTCTACGGGCGGCGGCTACACAGGTGGTGCGGGCGGCGGTGTTGCGCTTGGCGGGCCGCTTACCATTTCTGAAGCAGCCGGTGTGACAACGGTAGCGGCGGCTCAAGTTGTCTTCACGGCAGCGGGCGCGGCTATCGGTCCATTCCGCTACTATGGCATCTACAACGACACCGCGACGAGTCCGGCTGATGCCCTTGTGATGTGGTGGGATCACGGCTCTAACGTGACGTTGAATGACGGTGACTCGTTCACTGTGAAGTTCAACAACGCGAGCCCAGGTACGATCTTCACCGACTCGTAAAGTCGTGTGGCGCACGTCCCGACGTGCGACCCGAATGTAGTTATCGAGTCGCAAACGCCGACGAGTGTTATCTACCTCGTACCCGTGACGGGCGAGAGGTGGAGGATTGATGGCGTGTGCAGTCAATGCGGCGAGTGCTGGCAAGGGCTCACAACACCGAAGCCGACACTCGATTGCCCGGTGCGCCCGACGATCTCGAAGTTCCCTAGCTGCACGCTTAGCGGAGAGTACCTCTAGTGCCTTCGAATCTATACTTCACTGCCGTTGTACCGACAGTCGGACCGACAGCCGGGACGAAGGCTACGTACCTGCCTCTCGCTTCGCCTGCCATTAACAATGTTTGGCCTGGGTCAGAGGTCAATTCGTCATTCACCGAAGTACCTCCGGACGATACGAATCAGCAGTCGCGGCAATGCCCGATGCTGAACGACACTGCGAATAGGCAGACGTACTATCTCGGGCGTTTCTGCACATTGCCTCTTGATGCGCAGACCATTCCGGCGCAAAGCTGGGACTATCGAAATGTTGTGTGCGGCGAGTGGAATACGCAGTGCAATACATATCACTGGCCTGTTATCTATGTATGGCGTCCCTCGACTAATTCGGTCGTTGGATACTGTCTCAACGCGTCCGCTCAAATGGGTGTTGAGTGGGCTGTCACACCGGCAGGTGTTTCGGGGCAGTTATTTGCCGGTGCGGCGGTAACGTGCCAAGCAGGCGACATACTTGTCTGTGAGTTCTGGGCTTCTGGCATTTTAGGTATGACCGGCAGTCAACAGCTTCAATGGCTGTGGACCCAGGCATCTAACACCTATATTGCTTCACCGTACAAGCTAGTTTATTACTCGGGTCCGGTAGGACCGAATACACCGAGCACCGCTGACACGCTCGTGTTCTCGCCGATGACGGCGTTCGCAGCGACATCGACAGTCACGCGCAACTACACGAGCAACGCAGTGCCGCTGACACTCTCGCCGATGTCGGCGACTGCGGCAACGTCAGGCGTGGTGAAGGTATACAACAGCGTCGCAGACCCGATGACGTATGCGCCGATGGTGCCGTTCGATGCGACGGCAACAGTGACGCGCAACTACACAAGCAGTGCGGACCCGGCAACGTATGCAACGACGCCAGTAGACGGCGAAGAGTTCTTTAGCGGCATCACGAATTTCTTTCCTTGTGCCGATCAGGCTCTAGTCTTTCCATCAGGCGGGCTGAAGGCAGGGTCACTGCCGAAGGTCGGGAACAACAACGTCGCATCTGGCAGTGCGGTCGAAGGATCGTTGCCGTTGTTCTGGGGCGGCGGCGCGAACATCGCGAACCGCACGACAGCGACGGTGTCGAACACCGTTGTGCAATCGCACTTCTTCGGGCGCTTTTCTTCGCGTCCATTGGCCGCGCAAACGATACCGGCGCAGAATTGGAACTATGCAGTAGTTGTCGGTGAGGGCAATCTCAATGCGAATGCGTTTCTATGGCCGGTCATGTATGTGTACCGGCCTTCGAACAGCACTGTTGTCGGTTATGTCTTCAATGCGGCGGCTGATGCGGGCACTGAGTTGCCAGCTACAGCGGCGACGGCGACGCGGACATTCGCGGGTGCACGGGTAGCAGGCATTCAAGATGGCGACATACTTGTCGTCGAAGCGTGGACAGTTACGTCGCCGACAATCGCCGGTATCTACACGCAGACATTCAGGATCACCGACAACACATCGAAGATCGCTTCGCAGTATAAGGTGCTCTTCGCACCTAACTCGGTCCTGTTCTTTAGTAGCGCGACACCGACTTCATCGCCGACAGCGGGAACGAAGGCAACCTATCTTCCGAAGACACCGACAGCTACGCAGCACACCGCATGGGGCACTGCTGAAGGTGCGTTGCCAGAGACGATTGTTCATAATCCCGTGTGGCGCGGTGTTGTGTCGAAGGCGAACACTACTGCGCAATCGCTGTTCCTGGGTCGGTACTCGACGCCACCACTGGCAGCGCAAACCATACCGGCGCAGTTGTGGAGTTGGGAAGTATCTGCGGGACAGAATAACGCCAATGCGCATACATTCAATTGGCCGGTTCTGTATATCTGGCGTCCGTCAACGAGTCAGGTTGTTTCGTACATTCTCGATGCGTCGGCGAACTACGGCATTGAGTGGCGGCTCTTAGGCGACCCGCGTCTAGATCAACAATTCTCGGGTGCGTCTGCTGATGTTCAAGCGGGTGACTTACTGGTCTGCGAGCTTTGGGCTGTCAATGTTCAAACAGCGGCGACAGCCTACAGCGAAGATTTCTGGATCAATGCGCAAAATTCTGATTTAGTCTCGCCCTACAAGTTGCGCTACTACACAGGCGCGGCAGCGATAACATCGACAGCCGATCCGACTGCTTATAGTTGCGTCGCGCCCGATGCAATCAGCACAGTGACGGTGTATGCACCGCCATTGATGGAGACGCTCACAGAGAACTTCGAAGCACCACTCGACACGGGCAAGTGGACGACAAGTAACTTCGATGGCACGGTGACGTTCACAGGTGGCGTCGGTGTCTTCGATGTTTCGACTGGCATTGCTGGCGCGCAGGCCGAAATCTTTTCTGCTGGGCCGTTCTACGATCTTAGACAGAGCAAGGTCTTCTTCAAGCTCGTTAAACCATTCAAGCAAGTCGGTGATCCTAGCACCGCCGATTTCTCGCTGGGCATTATGTCGCCCGGCAATAACACGCTAGCGTTCGCGCAAAACACTGCCGGGTATCTGCGAATCATTAAATTCACGGGCGGTGCATGGGGCCATGTTGCAGATATAACCTTCTCCTATTTCGCAGAAGAAGACACCTATAGATGGTTGCAGATTCGCGAGCAAGCCGGGACAACATACTTCGAGTCTGCGCCGAGTAGCGCTTCTAATCCGCCGACTGCCGGTCAATGGGTTGTTCGTCACTCTGCGCTGACGAACACGCTGCCGGTTAACTTTGCATCGTGTCAGCCTGTCTTCTGGATATACACGAACGCAGGCGGCACGAAGTTGCAGGCCGCGCAGATTGACGGGTTCAACACCGCTGCTTCTGCCGGTGCTGCCGCAGCAATCACGTCGGTTGCAGACCCGATGACGTATGCGCCGATGGTGCCGGTTGCGGCAACGTCGAGCGTGCAAGACTACAGCAACGCGAACACGAACGTCTATGCGCCGATGTCGCCCGTTGCGGCAACGTCGAGCGTGCAAGCTGTCAGCAACGCAGTGCCGCTCACGTTCGCGCCGATGTCGCCGACAGCGGCAACGTCTTCGATCACGCGGGTCTACACGAGCAACGCAGTCGCAGCGTCCTACGCTCTCGCGCCGGTTGCCGCCACATCGTCAGTTGCCGTCTTCAGCAACGCAGTCGCAACGACGTACACACTCGCGCCGGTTGCCGCGACGAGCATCTATGTGCCGACTGCCGGGAACGTGGGGCCTGCGGCCTATGCGCTCGCGGCTGCGGCTGCGGTGTCGAGCGTGCAGGGCAACAGTGCTGCGTTGCCTTTCGTCTTCAGTTTCGCGGCGACGGCGACGGGCACCGGGCGCGGCTGGGCGAGCGTCGGAAATGCGGGCCTGTACGCTCTCGGGGCCGCTCCGGGCTCCGGTAGCATTGGCAGGGTCGGGATCGCGTCGCCTGGATCGTTCTCGCAAGCCGGTTTCCCAGGTTGGGACACCGGGGCTTACTACAGCAGCGCTGATCCGATCGGATACAGCACAACAGGCATAGCGGCGACGGTTTCGCTCGGTCGGGTTTATTCATCGGTCGCTTCGTCGACGGGCTTTGCACAGTCGCCGAATGCAACAGGCGACACCGCTGCGCTCTTCTCGGTTGCGTCACCGCTTGCATTCACGCCGCTTGCCGCAACAGCGGCAACATCGGGCTTCGCTGTTTATTCGGTTGCGCTGCAAGCGAACTACACGCACACCGCACCGAATGCGACGGCATCGGTAGGACGCACCTACACATCGACTGCGACGGCAACGAACTTCTTCACAGCGCCTTCTGATGCAGGCGATGTGTCCGCACGGTTTTCTTCTGCGTCACCTACTGCGTACAGTCAGACAGCGATAGCGGCAACGTCCGGCGTTGTCCGCATCGTGTTCTCGACGGCGTCGCCGATAACATACAGCCACACCGCACCGGACTCGTTCTCTGGCATTGTCCGGATTATTCCGAGCAATGCGGTGCCTGCGGTTTACTTTAACTTTCCGCAGGATGCACAAGTCAGTCTTGCGCGCACGTCGATTGCGTTGCCGTTCACGTATGCACCGCTCACGGGCACTGCGACGACAAGCGGCTTCGCTCGATCTTCGCTTGCGATAGAGGTAGCGTACAACCTTGTCTCGCCGGTCACGTCGGATGTTCTCGGTCGGACATACACGAGTGTTGCGTCACCGGCTGCGTATGTCTTGAGCCCAGGTTATCCGGGTGATGCCGTAGCAGACAACTCGACTGCGACGAGCACTGCATACAGTTCGACTGTGTTTGCGGCGACTGCTTTCCCGAGTAAGAACTCGATTGCGCTGCAAGCGAACTATGCGCACGATCCGCCTAACACGCAATCAGGGCGCATCACGTTTTCGACTGCGTCGCCTGTGGCGTTTACCGTTGCATCACCGGCAACGAATTCGTATGTTCCTGGCAAGGTGGCATCGGTTGCGCTGCCGCCTACATTCCTGACGACTGCGACAGCGTCTAATCATCGGCGAGACTACGCAACGAAAGCACTTGCGGCGCTCTATCTGCAAGCACCGTATGTCAACAGTGATCGTGCATCGAATGAGGTCAAGCCGCCGATAATCTTCCCGCTGCCGTCGCCGATGTCGGCGGTAACAGATGAACAGTTCGCAGCATGGTTGAACGACGATCATGCGATTCGTGTTGTGCTGATCGAGACGAAGTGTGTTGACCCTGTCACGAACATGACCGAGTCTGTCTTCTTCGCGTCGCGTGGCTTCGTGACGAAAATCGAAGACGGTCCGAATGCTGCCTTCTATGCGCCGTTGATGCGCGGCGGGCTTGAGTTCGCGCAGACCATCGACCTCGACTTGCAAGGCAATCAATCGTATGGCGACATCGAGCTAGACAACACCGAAGGTGATCTCGATTGGATGTTTGACCGCGTGTGGCTCTATAAAGAGTTCAAGGCATACGTCGGTGATGCGACATGGCCGCGCCGTGATTTCAGGCAGATATTCGACGGCACGATTGAAGACATTGACAGCAGCATGCGCGACACCGTGAACGTGCGGCTGCGCGACAAGCTGTATCGTCTCGATATGCCGATCACTGATTCGAAAGTCGGCGGCATTGGACCTAACGCAGACCAACTCGTGCCGATCACGTTCGGCGAATGTCACAACATCACGCCGTTGATCTATAGCGCCAAGGATTTGATCTATGTCTATCATGCGCGTCTAGCAGAGGGACAGTTAGAGGTTCGCGACAACGGTGTTCCTGTGGCGTCTACATTCCTTCAAGGCGCACCGCAATCGTTTCAATTACAGAAACAGCCTTATGGCAGGGTCACATGCAGCGTGCAAGGCGATAAAACTCCTACCGCTGCGGGCTTCACTGGTGGCTACGTCAACACAGTGGCGTCTCTGGTGCGTCGGTTGCTAATTGAATGGGGCACCATTGCTGCGAATCGTTTTACAGCAGCCGACATTGATGTTCGCAACTTCACTGTGTTCGACGCAAAGAATAAAGCGCCGGTTGGTCTACACGCAACAGAGCGAATGACAGTGCTTGAGGCGTGTCAGCAACTTGCCGCGTCTGTGGGTGCACGCCTGACGATGACAGCGCTCGGTAAAGTACAACTCGTGAAGCTGAAGTTGCCGCCGGACGACGATTCAACGCCAGTGAACTTGCAGTACAACGGCGATTTTTCTGCGCTGCTTGATGGCTGGACCTATAACGGCGGTAGCGGCGGCGTTGCCCCTGATGCGACAGTAGGCATCAATCTTTCTGATGTCTGGACTCCGCCAAACACAAACACGTTCTATGCGCATCAACAAGGCATCGTAAATAATCCAGAAGGCTATTTCGAATACATTGGCAAAGCTATTCCAGTTGAACCCGGCAAGCAATATGTCGTTAGTGCGTACACTGGTGCCCATCGCTGTCGCGTCGCTATTTACTTCAGTGAGTACAACGAAGCTGGCACACTTCTCGGCGGCGTGCCTGTCCTGCCGACAACGGCATTCAACAACGCAGAAGCGTTAGGCGGGCAAGGGTTGTCAGGCTATAAGCAGATATACAACTCACAGGTAACAGCGTCGACTACTAGATGGATTCGTGTTGTGATGCGCAAGTACGATACCATCTCAGGCAACACTGACTCGTGGATATTCGCTAACACGGTATCGTTCACCGGCACAGAGTCGAATGTTCTTCCGACAATTGTTGTCACCGAGTCGGACATGGTGTCGGGCTCGCTGCACATCGCGGATCGTTTGCCATTGGTGCCGGGTGCTCGCCTGGGCTATTGCAAGAATTGGACAATACAAGAAGACACAGCGCAAGGTGTGCCAGAAGATCACAAGGAGATGTATAGACGCGAGTGGTTGACCGTATCAATTGCCGAAGCAGTTGAGCAAGAGAATTGTTTATTGTTGGATAGCTACAGCGCGAACAATGAGTGCACTCGGCGTGTTGCGTTGCGTTCGTCACAGCGTCACGTGTATGAGTTCGTAGGCTTTGCGAACTTGATGTTCACGCCAGTGGGCGCAGCGATGAAGGTGATTCACCGTCGCTTTAATTTGTCCGCAGGCAAGACAGGACAAGTCGTGTCGGTAGCTGTAAACTGGCTAACGTCCCAGGTCACAATCAGGGTGCTAATCTGATGGCAGTAGTAGTCAACGAGCGAGATGTCATCATGCGAAGGGCACCGGCACGTATCGTGTCTGTGACTGCGCCTAGTGAAGTCATCACGCCAAACACAGGCATCACGCTCGTGTCTGATTGCGGGCAATGGTTGAAGATGCCTGCTGGCGATTTGTATTGGAATCGTCCGCCCGGTAGTCTTGCTCGCGAGACGTTGACAGTGGTCTTCAAAGACATTCCATCCAACAATCCGTTAGTGTGGAAAATCGGCAGTTGGGCGAGAGCATGGAGTGAAGCAAAGCAAGCGATGGTGCTCTCGTGGTTCTCAGAAACGACAGTGGCGAATCACGGTGTTGTTCTTACTGGCACCGGCAACACAAGAACAGTTGAGATGTCCAGTTATACGAGCAACCTGCCGCATCCATCTACGCAATACAACAGGATTTGCGGCGGCGTGCGCGTCAGTACAACTTATGCGGGCACCGAGTTCGTCGGCTTCAAAGTTGTCAGCGAAGAAGGCTATGCATCATGAGCAATATCCGATTGATTTGGGACAACGCCGTTGACCGTGCGTCACTCGTCGCGTCGAGCGAGTCCGGCTTACTCGTTGTCGGAAATCTACTATCGAACCTCAAGGCTAAAGTGTGGCGTTCACTCGATGTGAATGCCGGTGTCGCTTGTAGCTGGCCGCAATCAGAAACGATCAGTTGCGTCGTTGCTGCGTTCAACAACCTCACATCACAAGCCACGATGCGCGTGATCGGATACGCGAAGGAAACAGACACGACGCCTGCGTTCGACACCGCACACGTGCTGTGCGCGGCACCTCCGGGCCTGGGACAGTTTTTATGGGGCTCGCCCCTTGGCGAGAACTTCTATCAGCGTGGCGGTGCCTCTCTGTTCTCCTATGGCTATGGCGGTTATGGTGTCGTGTGGATACCGGGCAACTACGCTGTGCGCAAGCTCGAAGTGCACATCTTCGATCTGACCAATCCAGACACGTACATCGAAGTCGGACGACTCATTGCCGGTCCGGTGTGGTCGCCGAAATATAACTTCAACTTCGGACACAGCGTCTCGTTCATTGATTCGAGCAAGAGCAAGCGCACTGAAGCAGGCGACTTGCGCAGCGAGCGCGGACCGAAGTGGCGACGCGTTGAGTTTGAACTCGGCAACATGGATTCTGCGGATCGTGCCGCGTTGCTGCGGCTTGCTCGTTTGAACGGTACGACAGAACCGTTGTTCGCGAGCCTGTTCCCAGAAGACGACGACAAGTTGCTCGAACAGAGCTATCAACTGTGGGGCAAGTTTGCGGACAGCACGCAACTGTCTCAACCCAATTACGACATTTATGCCGCGAGAATCGCGATGGAGGAAGTGTGATGGCAACAAGCAATCGCCCCTTCGACTATGGTCGCAAAGACTACATCGACAAGCTGAATAATCTATACAACACCGGCATACCGCGTGTGCGCACTGACCCAGCGAACCCGGATGCTGCGGGCACCGATGTGACAGCAAGTAGACAGATGAAGCTCGGTGACAATGGATGCTGCGTCGATTGCAGGGGCACAGGCATAACTATCTCATTCGCTGCCGAGTGTTTGGTCGACGGCTTCGCAGTCACCATTAACGCTGTGTCGGGCGGCTCGGTGACGATCAGCACTGCCTCTCTCGGCGTGAACTTCTTGGATGGCGCAACGTCATCGAAGACGATGTCGGTCGGTAATGCCGCAATCATTTCGAGCGACGGCATCGGCTTTCGCATCTTCCGCATGACGGCGGCGTGAGGCAATCATGGGCATACGATTCTATGGAGGTTTGCCGATCAGAGTGCCGCCCGCTACGGTGTTGCCGAGTGCGTTGCCGGTCAACACCGTGCCAGCGGGACAGACTACCTACATCGACACGACGAAGCGCTTTCGAGTAGCGGACAGCAATCCTGTCAAGGTTGCCGATAACGATTCACCACTCGTCACAGCGACGCTTACTTGTTCTAGCGGCATACTCGAAGTTATACCGAATGTGGGCGTGATCGTTTCCAACAACATCAGCACTCGCGTTGTTGTCATGGGCTCAACTACGAACGTAAATCGCGCATTCGACGGTTTACGTTGGACACCGACACCGGCATTCAGTGGCACTGCAACGATCACTCTGCGCACGAGCGACGGTGACAACATTGATACCGACACTTTCAACGTCGTTGTGTCAGGTACAGCACCGCCTTATGTGCCGCCTGGGCCAACGAACTCTGTGCCGTCAGGGACGAAGATGGTGCCGTATGGCTACACGCTCAACTTCTCAGGCGACGGCATCACTGTGTATGACCCTGATGTGGCGACGCTGACAACGACGCTCACGATGGTCGGTGGCATTGTTCACGTGACGCCAAGCGGCGCAGCCGTGACCGGCAACGATACAGGGCTCGTCACTCTCGTGGGCACACAGACGCAGATTAGTGCAGCACTCGGCACGTTGATCTTCACGCACAACGGCGGCTTCTGGGGCTACGCTAAGATAACAGTGTCGACAAACGATGGTCCGAAGACAAGTGCGAACGACATCAACATTGTTGTCGGTGTGCCTGCACTGCCGCCTGTGCAACTCGTGCCGCCACAACCGTTCTCGGTATCTGGCTTTACTGCGGGCTCGAACATCAAGTTCACGAGTGGTCCCGGTCCTGACAATTCGATGAAGATCACCGCTGCCTATAAGATGTCGCTTCGCACAACGATCTCGTGCGGTCACGGCATCATTAAATATGACGCCAATGCCACGGGCTACACGAATCTCGCCGATGGTTGTCCGACGAAGGTGCTCTATGGTTATTGGAACGGTGCCGCTGCGACAACGATGCGACAGATAAACAATTATTGGAATGTCATTGGTATGGCGCGTGCACGCAATGCCGGTTCCGGCCTGGGCGGCGGTGCTGTGTCCTGGCCCTATGCAACGGGCAATGCGGGCGTGCCGCTACCGCACGATGTTCAATTCATTCGAGCCTGCGGCAAGCCTGTCTTGCTCGTTGTCGGCGGGCCTGGGTATGGCTTCAACTACACGACGCGAGCGCAGTCGGATGCCTTGCTTGGCTCGCTCATTCCGTTGATCTATGCAATGGGTGGCGTCGACGGCATCGACATTCAGTTTTACGACGGCGACTTAACTGGCTTGAGCCTCACAACGGAAGCTGTCTATATCGCGCAGCAATTGAAGGCAGCATACGGTTCGAAGTTCATGATTGTTTATTCATTCAGGCAAAACCCAGCGTCGCAGCAAGTGAAGGACATTGCTGTCGCTTTGCACAATGCAGACTGCTTGACGTTAGTTCAACAGATATTCATGGACAATGCAGCGAACAAAGTGGCGAATGCTGTATCAAGCAAGGTTCTTCAGTTCATAACGGACACGCAAATTCCACGTAACAAACACATGATTGGCATGTCGCATAACTATGACTACACGAACAATCTCACCCTAGCAGAAGCCGTGAATGCATATCAACAAACGAATACGGTCAACACCGCCTTTCGTGGCGTGTCCTGTTGGTCTATTGACCTAGATGCTGCGGTAACTGGCTCATTCAGCACAGAGTTCAAATGGACGCAGCTTGGCTATACCTTGACTGACAAAGGTACGGCACTCATAACAGGACACTCAACGAGACAAGTGACGCTCACGGGCGACTACCAACAAATTAACTCGGCGTTGGCATCGTTCTACTATTATCCGGACCTTAACTATCAAGGCCCGGACCCTGTTGTCATGACGACAACCGATGGCACGCTATCGGACACGGACTCGATCAATGTCACTGTGATGAATTAAATGTGGGATGAAGTACAGCAATGGATACTTCGCTTCGCCGGTGTTGCGGGTGCTCTCGTGTCGATGCGCTTTGTGAGTGGGTCACTCTTCGAGCGTGTGCTCATGGTGATCGGCGGCGCGTTCTTCTCGTTCTACGCAACTGAGTGGGTCGCGCAATGGCTCGCGTTGCCGCAGGGGCTCACGGGCTTTCTCCTGGGGCTGTTCGGCATGTCGGTGCTCTCTCGCGTGTGGGAGTGGGTTCAATCGACGAATGCTGTGTCGGGCTTTCTCGATGCATGGTTGAATAGAGGCAAGCCGAAGGATAAATGACATGATGCTCGATGCTTCTTTCGTGTCGTCGGCGTGCTGGTTCTTCATCGGCACGACGGCTATCGTCGCGAGCTTCAACGGCATGGTGCGCAAGACCGTGCTCGAATGCATTGCACTCGGCGGCGTCAGCCTGGGCGCGTTCTCACGATCCTACTATGTCTACATGCGGCAAGAGACGGACCCTGATGCGCTTTGGATTTCGATTGCGCTCGCGATCTATTGCCTTGCCATGTGGTACAAACTCGTGTGGGTTATTCCACACCGGCCCGATTACAAGCCGCCACCGAAATCGCCTTACTACTGATGGCAAACATCACGCTCACAGACTACATCGTCAAGCGCAATGTGCGGGCGTTCCTGTGGGCGATTCGATATGGCGAAGGCACGCAAGGCGAGAACGGATACCGCACGCTGTTCGGTGGTCAATTGTTCAAGGGTCCGGACGGTGTCTATGGCACGTTCGACGACTTCGCCGATCACCCGCGCATCAAGACGACGGTGACGCTGCGCAATGGCAAGGTCTACACGTCGACTGCGGCGTGCGCGTATCA